ACATACGAAGGCACAGCCGGCGAAGGCAAACTGCTGACGCATGTTATATTCCATCCTGTTCAAAAATCATTGAACAGATTAATTCAAATTGATTACACAATAAGGATTCAATCATTAACAAATTTTGTTGACGTATAATCATGGCATACACAATTAACAAAACAGATGGAACAGTAATTACAACCGTCGAAGACGGAACACTCAACAATGACACTTCCGTAAGCCTGGTAGGACAAAACTATCAAGGGTATGGAGAAGCCATAGGTGAAAACTTCATCACACTTTTAGAGAATTCAGCAAACACATCTGCACCGACCAAACCGATCACAGGCGAGCTTTGGTATGACAAGGGTAACAATGCATTAAAAATTTATGATGGATCATTTTTCCAACACATAAATTCTGTTAGACCATCTGCTTCAGCACCAACACAGAGTTTGAGAACAGGTGTGCTTTGGTATGACACTACAAATTCTTTACTAAAAATACACAATGGCACAACTTTTATCACCGTTGGACCTACAACAGTGCTTGATGAAGATGACATGGCATCGAATTCTGCAACAGCAGTGCCATCACAACAGTCAGTCAAGGCTTTTGTTGATGCTCAAATTGTTGCGTCAAACACTTTGCCCGTCACTGATGACACATCAACCACAATAAGTGTGCCTTTCACAAAAGGTTTAAACATATTAGGCGGAACAAACATAACAACTTCTGTCAACGTGGACAGCACAGCAGGTGTTGAGTCGGAGTATGAAATAACAATTAATTTAGATTCCGATAATCTTTCAGTCAACAATCTTTCATCAGCCGATTCCACTGCTATACAGATCAACGATGGTATTAATGTTTCAGGAGCGGCAACCATCAGTGGAGCGGCTACTTTAAACACTTCATTGGCGTTGGCGTCTGGGGCAACAGTGACAGCCATATTGGATGAGGATAACTTTTCATCAAATTCAGCAACTGCATTGGCAACTCAACAATCTATTAAAGCATATGTGGACAACAATGCTGGTGGTACCCTACAAATAGGAGACACTGCTTCCAACAACGGATCAGTTTCATTGACCAATGATGAAGAACTAATTTTTAGATCAGGTGATTCATTGACAACCACAGTGGCAGGCAATGGTGTCACATTTGATCTCAACGAAACAATTTCAGTGGACCAAATCAACGCAGGAGATTCAACTGCAATAACAATTGGAGCACCAGTGTTACTTGCGTCAGACTCAGGAATGACGATAGGTGCAGACAATGATGTCACACTAACACAAAGCGGTGCAAACTTCACACTAAAAAATACAACTGAAGACGGCAACATATTGTTCAATGTTAATGATGGCGGCAGTGATGCCACAGTCATCACAATCACTGGAGCAGACAAATCAGTTACTATGGCAGGCAACTTATCCATCACAGGTAACTTGACTGTGAGTGGATCCACTACAACGGTTTCTTCGACTACAACAACTATTGTTGATCCGTTGATTGTGTTGAACAAAGGCGCATCGATTATTTCAGGATATGATGCAGGATTCATCATTGACAGAGGTATAGGTGATTCTACAAACCAAAAAAATACAGCATTTGTTTGGGATGAATCAGCAAATGAATTTGCTCTTATTTTTACACAAGAAGATGGCACAACAGCAGGTAATGTTGACATCAGCCAATATGCCAATCTGCAAGTAAGCAACTTGACTGGTGTTTCATCTGAGGCTACATATGCTGACTTGGCGGAAAGATACGAAGCAGATGGCCAAATGGACATTGGTGATGTGGTGAAATTGGGCGGTGAAAAAGAAATTACAAAGACAACTGAAGAATATGACACAGATGTATTTGGTGTGATTGCCGAAAATCCAGCATTTAAAATGAATGCAAGTGCAGGAGACGATGCAAGTCATCCATACGTGACACTAACAGGAAGAACTGTGTGCAAGGTGCAAGGACCAATCACCAAAGGTGACAGGCTGGTTGCTAGTGATGTGCCGGGTGTTGCGAAGAAATGTGACATAAATCATGAGAAATTTCATACTTTGTCCATAGTGGGCAGGAGTTTGGGCAGTCATGCTACCACTGATGTAGCAATGATAGAAGTAGTTTTGGGAAGGAACTAACGATTATACTAATATATAATTACGGATAAATATAGCATACGATGGCATACACATTAAACAAAACAGACGGAACAATACTTACTACTGTCGCTGACGGTACTATTGACACAACCACTAACCTATCATTGTTTGGAAAAAACTATGCGGGTTACGGTGAGCCGTTGAATGAAAACTTAATCAAACTTTTAGAAAATTTTGCAAACACAACAGCAAATGCTCCATCCAAAGCAATCAAAGGACAATTATTCTATGACACCACATTGAATCAAATGCAGGTGTACAATGGTTCGGCATTCAAAGCTGTGAGTGGTTCTATCGTTAACACCAATGAACCTACGACAGGTGCTCAGGGTGACTTATGGTATGATTCGACAAACGAACAATTATATGTATACTCAGGATCAAGTTGGGTATTGGTTGGACCGGCGGCAACTGCTGGTGCAGGTGTATCTGGTTCTATTGTTAAAGTAATCACAGACAACACAGGCACAGACAGAGTTGTACTTGAACTAACCACTTCAGACACAATTGTGGCGATGGTGTCGGCAGTGGAGTTCACTCCACAAAGTGCTATCGCAGGATTCACAACAGTCAAAAAGGGTGTTACACTTGCAACAAATATCACAGACAACAAATTTCAAGGCACAGCAGAAGATTCAGACAAACTTGGCGGTGTAACTGCGGCAAACTATTTGAGAGCAGATGCATCAGACACAACATCAGGAACACTAACAATCCAAAATGATACATCATTGGTGCTTGGTGCTGATTCAGATGTAACAATGAGTCAATCTTCAGCAAACTTCCAAGTTACAAATTCAACAGAAGACGGAAACATTTTATTCAGAGTGAACGATGGTGGTGTCACAAGCACAGCACTCACACTTACAGGATCAGATGCTTCTGTGACTGTGGCAAATAATTTGACTGTCACAGGAAACTTGACTGTTAGTGGTACAACACAAACAATCAACGCAACAAACACAACCATTTCAGATCCATTGATTGTGCTTAACAAGGGTGCATCTATTGTATCTGGATATGATGGTGGACTTGTTATTGATAGAGGTATTGGTGATTCAGCGGCACAGCAGAATGCGGCCATGCTATGGGATGAGTCAGCAAATGAATTTGCTTTCGTGTTCACGCAAGAAACAGGTAGCACAGCAGGAAATGTAACAATAAGTCAATATGCAGATTTACAAGTAAGCAATCTAACAGGTCAAGCGGCATCGGCACTATACGCTGACTTGGCAGAGAGATATGAAGCAGATGCTTCTATGGAACCAGGTGATGTGGTCAAGTTGGGTGGTGAAAAAGAGATCACAAAAACAACTACACCATATGACGCACAAGTGTTTGGCGTTGTATCAACTGATCCTGCTTTTAAAATGAATTCAGGTGCTGGAGATGATGCAACACATCCTTACATTGCATTGTCTGGAAGAGTTTACTGTAAGGTAAAAGGTCCTATTACCAAAGGTGATAGATTGACAACATCAGATCAACCAGGTGTGGCACAAAAAGCAGATCTTGACAATGAACTTGCTTCTGTGTATAGTGTTATAGGTAGATCATTGGAAACTTCAGATAATGAAGGAATCAGATCAATCGAAATAGTAGTAGGAAAAATATAAAAGAGAATATATAATAGAATACAAAGGGGCAAATTAGGAAATGACAATAGCATCAGGAAGTCTTGTATTAGCAACAGACTATAATGCTATCAGAACCACCGTAGACAACGTTCTTGGTACTGGTTCGGGAGATAGCGGATATGGACAAACACTAACTTCATCAGCACAATCGATTGGTACAATCATTGACGCTGACCATATAAACAATCTGTTCACAGACATCCAAAAAGCACACACGCATCAACAAGGATCTGCCTCTTCCTTGATTGCACAAGTGACCACTTCAGATGTTATTGAAGCAAACAACGGATCATCATACAAGGGTTGGACACAGTTTGAAACAGCGGCCAACTTAATTTCCACAAACAGATTGACTGCGGCGGCAGGTGGAATGACTGCGGCGGCACAAAAAACCACTGAAACAAAAGCGGCTGGTTGGAACGCAGAAATTAACCAAACTGTGACAGTAACATTTGCATCAGCAGATGCAAGAAGATTCTTTTTCAATTCAGGCGGTGAGATAAGAATACAGGCATCTGTGGCATCAGGTGGTAACACCAAATCACAGGACTGGGCAACAATGTGTTCATCTTCAGGCATCATCAAGATAGCAGAAGGTGGCATCACAAAAACTGGTGCTTCAGGAACACTGTATGGTTCATACAATGAAGGCACAATACCAAGTGGTTCGCTGACAAAAATATTTGACAGAACAGGTTCTGGAAACTACGCGGAGAACACTTGGGAAATCCAAGCACAGAACACATCCGCAACAGTGATCACAATCAAAAACATTTTCAACGATGCTGACGTAGGTGACCAAACTGGTACTGGTTCAGCAGTTGACGAAAACGTCGACAGAGCACTGACTTGTGATATTGGAGAGTTAAGAGCAACAGGACAGTTGACCATTGCTTCACCGACTTTCACAATTACCGAAAATATCTAATTGACATTTTTTGAATACTTCACTATAATAGTGGTATGGATAGACGTTTAGAAAAAGCCTTAGAGTTTGGCAATTATATGGCCACACTCAACAATCAAAAGAGACTGCTCAAAGAAAAATTCTTGGATCAATCTGTGTACTACATTGATGGTCACAAATTCCAAATTACCATTGAATTGATCAACTACTGCAAGACCCTGCTGGATCTTGATCACACACATGACATCGTTTTGATCGACAGTTTCGAAACTCCATACAGGGTGCCGGATCTCAAAGCATTCTTGGATGAAATATTACACATATATTTTTCTAATCTTAATTCTTATCACACTGAATTCAACAAGATCAAAAGCAAAAGATCCATACAAGAAATTGTAGACAATGAATAATGGTGTATTACTGTTTGCCAACAACAATGACCAAGTTGACTATGTCAAGCAGGCGATATTTTTAGCCAAGAACATCAAAAAACACATGGGGTGCGGTGTTGCCATTGCGACTGATTCACCTGACTATCTCAACGAACAGTACAAGGATCATCTTGATGCAGTGGATCATGTAATCCCAATCGATTGGCACGTCACACAGACGAACAACTACAAAAGATTCAGAGATGGCACCATGTCTGAGAAAAATCTCATGTGGAAAAACACAAATAGATCATCAGCATACGATTTGACTCCATTTGATCAAACCATTGTGTTGGACACAGATGTGATCATTAACAATGATCGATACAATGCATGTTGGGATCAACCAGAAGATTTTTTAATTGACAGCAAACCTGTGGATGTACATGGCACAAGAGTGGATGTATCATTCGATAGGATCAGCGACAAGTCAGTGACTTTTTATTGGGCAACATCTTTCTTCTTCAGAAAGAGTGCAACAACAAAAATATTTTTTGATACAATCAATCATGTCAAAGAAAATTATGATTTTTATAGGATGATATATCAGATCATTCCAACAAAACTACGTAATGATTTTGTTTTCAGCATCGCCATACACATAATGAATGGATTCACAGCAAACAAGGAATGGCCAAAACCCATGCCCGCGAGGATGTTCATGACCACTGACAAGGACATGTTACATGAAATCAAGAACAATTCATATCTGTTCCTGCTGGACAAAGAAACACATCCTGGACAATACACAGTGAACTCTATCAAAGATGTCAACATACATTGCATGAACAAATTCAGTTTGGGCAGATGCATAGACAAGGTGTTGAATGACTAAAGGATTTGGAATATTTGCCCAAAATGTTTACAACGAAGGCCATGAGTGCGATTACTTGACTCAGGCGTATGCATTGGCACTCAGCATCAAGATACACTGTGGCAAACAATGGCCCGTGTTTGTGATGACAAATGACGAAGTGCCAGAACAATATGCCCGTGTGTTTGACGAAGTGATTGAAATACCATGGGGTGACATGGCGGAAAACTCTCTTTGGAAAATTGAAAACAGGTGGAAGATGTATCACAAAACTCCATTTAAGGAGACCATGGTGTTGGATTCAGACTGTTTGGTGATGCGTGACATATCACATTGGTGGGACATAGTGCAAGGTAGAGACATTTCATACGGCACTAATCCTATCACATACACAGGACAACCTATTTCCGGTGCATACAGGCAAACTTTCACAGCAAACAAACTGCCACAAGTTTACAACACCATACACTACTTCAGGAAAAGCGAAAGATCCAAAGCATTTTATTCCATGGTGGAAACCATAGTGAACAATTGGTATGATTTTTACCTAAGATATGCTCCAGAACACTTCCAAAAATTTCCATCCATGGATGTAACCTGTGCCATTGCGGCCAAGTTATTGGGCATGGAAAATGAAATTGCTGATCCAAACTTTGTTCCTTTCATACACATGAAACCAAAGTGTCAAAATTGGGAAAAACCTCCATTAGAATGGACAAATGCAATTGGTGTGTACATGAACACACAGGGCAAACTAAAATTGGGCAATCACAGTGTTGATGATGTGTTACACTATGTTGAAGATCGTTTCCTCACACCCAAGATAATACACACATTGGAGAACTTGTACAATGAATGATCTTTGGGTGAGATATGACGCAGAGTCTGGCAAGATATATGCCATAGGTTCTGAACACAACACAGAACTTCTTGGATCATATGCAAGGATTGATTTCTTCACTGCCAAAGATTTCATCGAAGGAACCAAAAGAACAGCAGATTATATTGCAGTGCCAAATCCAGGGGATCCTGATTCAATCACATTGGAGTCTACTTTGGAAGAAAAAATGGACTACGACATTTCCAAATCCATTTACCAAATTGAAAAAGGCTATTTTGCAGAAGGTGAAAACTGCGTGATCCAACAGTATGACACACATTGGAAAATATCACTGAGTGAAGACATAAGGAACATGCTTAAAAATAATGACTATTTCAAGAAAAAAGTGTATAATTTATATTTTACACAGGAGAATGATCCTAACGTGTTGTTGGCAAGCCATCAGATCAAGGTTAGTGACCTAATAGATGGTGACATTGTGATAGAGAGCATAGATACAAGTGTGTGTAAAAGGAAAGATGTAAGTGTGTTTGCATACAGATTATTTGACACTTACAAACATGTGGTACAAGAATGAGCTTGATATGGAACGCAATTAAAGATTTTTTGAATGAACCCATAGTCCTTGCTGTGATTTTGGTTCTAACAAGTCTTTTGATAATACAAATTGGAATAGGTTAATGACAAAACAAATTAAAATTCAAGACTGTGACATTGTTTTTCTAAGTTATGACGAACCCAACTGTGAACAGAACTGGGTTGATCTACAGAGCAAGGTTCCGTGGGCCAAAAGAGTGCATGGAGTGAAAGGTCCTGACAAGGCACACAAGGAGTGTGCCATGATTGCAGAAACAGATCGCTTTGTGACTGTGGATGGAGACAGTGTGATCGATCCAAGATTCGTAGAACAGGTGTTGAATTTTGATGACAGCACAGATTTGGAACACAGTGTGATTAGTTGGTGTGGATATAATGTCATCAATGGCTTGATGTATGGCAATGGTGGATTGAAATGTTGGCCAAAACCCTTTGTGCTGACCATGAAGACGCATGAAGCGTCCGACACAGAGCAATCAAGTGTGGATTTTTGTTGGGAAATAAACTATGAACAGATGAATTCATCCTATTCCAAGACAGTTGTGAACGCAACACCCGAACAGGCATGGCGAGCAGGATTCAGAGAAGGTGTTAAGATGACACTTGATAGGGGAATCAAAGTTGATGCATACGAGGTCAACAAGAATCATTGGAAAAATTTGGACAGGTTGTACATATGGCAGATGGTTGGTGCAGACGTAGACAACGGCTTGTGGGCAATACTTGGTGCAAGGCAAGGATCATATCTTACAAATTGCACTGATTATGATTGGAAGAAGATAATTGACTCGGACTATCTAAAGAACTATTTTCAAAATGAAGTCGTTAAGATGGTGGACGAAAGCAGTATCATGGATTGTATCCAATACTTTGGCAATCAATTGATAGAACAACTGCATTTCCCAATTGATGCTCAACCGTTATCACATCAACAAAGTATATTTCATAAGAAAGTGTATAAAAATCCTGTGCGTACAATAGTCGGCTTCATGGATCAAGAAAATGGATGAACTACAAAAAGTTAAAAACTTTGGTAAAAAATTGGATGCTATCAGTCCAAGCATGTGTTTTGCGAAATGGAAACAGGTTACTCTGCATTTGCAAACGGGTCACACACATTCCTGTCATCATCCAAAAACACATAAGATACCGTTAGAAGAATTAAAAGACAATCCGTCTGCTCTACACAATACAAATTTCAAAAAAGAGCAACGTAAATTGATGCTCAACGGCAAAAGGCCAGCAGAATGCGATTATTGTTGGAAGGTTGAAGATGCAGTTGGACAGAAAAGAGATGTGCTTTCAGACAGGTACACAAAAAGTTATGAACCTTGGGCACAAGATTTCCAACAAGACATAATATCCAAAAAAAATTGGGATCAAAACATAAATCCATCCTATTTAGAAGTAAGTTTCAGCAATGTTTGTAATTTTAAATGTTCCTACTGTGCACCTGAAATATCGTCCAAGTGGATGGAAGAAATAAAACAACACGGAGCATATCCAACTTCAACAAATTTCAACAATCTTGAAAATGTGCAAAGGCAAGACAAGATGCCGATACCACACAAAGATGACAATCCCTATGTTGAAGCATTTTGGAAATGGTGGCCCGATCTATACAAGGATTTGAGAGTGTTCAGAATCACTGGTGGCGAGCCGTTGATGACAAAAAACACTTTTAAGGTGTTGGATTATGTGTTAGAAAATCCTAATCCTGAAATAAAAATTAATATCAACTCAAATCTTTGTGTGCCTGATGATATTTTAAACAAGTTCATAGAAAAAGTTAAACGCATCCAAGGTGAAGAATTAATAAATGAATTCCAAGTATACACTTCTTGTGAAGCCAAAGGACAAAAGGCAGAATATATCAGACATGGATTAGATTACAATCAATGGTTTGATAATTGTAAAAGAATACTTGAGGAAATTCCAAGGTCCAAACTGACAAACATGTCTACTTACAACGCACTCAGTGTTTCGTCGTATACAGAATTCATGAAGGATTGGTTGAAACTGCGACAAGAATTTATGTCTGGCCCCGAAAGACGCAATCCTATAAGTTTAGATATTGCTTATTTGAGATGGCCATGGCATCAAAACATACACATCCTTACAAAAGATTGGCTTAAATCAATCGAAGACCATGTAACATACATGTTCCAAAATAAGGAAGTTGGGGATTGGCCGCCACTGTGTGGCAATGGATGGTATGAACATGAAATAAACAGGATGAAAAGAATATTTTTTGTTGCAAAACAAGGTCCTGATCAATCATTCAATGTTGAACAAAGCAGAAAAGATTTTGTTAAATTCGTAGATGAACATGATGCAAGACGTGGCACTAATTTCTTAAAAGTTTTTCCTGAGTATGAACAATTTTATAAGGAAATAAAAAGTGCAATTTGATTACATCTTAGACAATATAGCCAAAGCGGAACTTAATCTTAAACCATGGCCTTATATCACAGTGGAAAATTTTCTCAAACAAGAACATTTGCAACTTTTGATCAATGATTGGCACAGTATTAATTGGTTAGAACATGAGGATAAAAAGGAAGAATACATAAGAGAATGGGAAGAACCAAATTGGGTCAGAGATTATTACTCTGAAGAACACAGCAAAGAATTGAAAAACTTTTTATCCAGTTTCGAAGTGTTTGATATCATGCAACAGAAGTTTGATAGATGGTTTGATTGGAACAACATCTGGGTAAAACGCATGTTCAAACGTGATGAACCTGGTTGCGGCGATTACAGCCACACAGATGTTTGGATACATTCATACATGGTACTACAAATATTTTTTCCTGATCGATCATATGACACATTTGGCACGGTGATGCAAGAATATGAACATCAACCACATGATGAAGCAGTAGAATTACCTCTTAAAATAAATCAGATGACTGGTTTTGCAAATACACTAACTACTTGGCATGCGGTCAGACCAGGCAACAGGCTGAGGAAAAGTTACATTCAAAGATTTTTATACAAGGACGGACACAACCCATATTACAATGAGCAGTGATTTATACAATTGGCGTAAAAAAACATTAGATTCAGTGAGTCCATCGTTCTGTGCGGCCAAATGGCTCAATGCATCGATACACTTAGGACATGGTTACACTCATTCTTGTCATTTGCCCATACCTCATCCTATAGACAAAGAAGCAATTAAGACAGATCCTTCAGCCATACACAACACTGAACACAAAAAGAAGCAAAGAGCCAAAATGTTGTCTGGTATTAGACCCGCAGAGTGTGAATACTGTTGGAAAATTGAAGACATCGGCAGAGAAAATATCAGTGACAGGGTGTACAAGTCAAAAATTTACAGCGACGAAGACATCAAAAGCATCGCTTCCAAACAGCCACAGGAAAACATCATGCCACGCACATTAGAAATATCCTTTGATCGTGTGTGCAACTTTGCCTGTTCTTATTGCAACGCAGGATATTCAACCACATGGGGCAAAGACATCAAGACCAATGGAGCATATCAGAATTTGGTCACAGATGGTGCAGGAGCATATCACAACACAGGTGAGTGGGCAGAACCATATGGTCCTTTGAACAAGGATAATCCTTACGTGGAGGCATTTTTTGCATGGTGGAAAGATTTATCCAAGAGTCTGCAGGAGTTGAGAGTGACTGGCGGCGAACCAATGATGGGCAATGGCTTATGGCGACTGCTTGATGCAATGGTTCCGCAAGATCTTGCAAACATGAGATTTGCAGTAAATTCCAATTTAGGAATAAAAACAGAATTATTGGACAGATTAATTGATTATACACACAAACTCAACATTAAATCTTTTGATTTATATACATCGTGCGAAGCATATGGCAAACACGCCGAATACATCAGGGATGGATTGGATTACAACCAATGGCGCAATCATTTGATCAAGTTTATCAGTGGAGCAAATTTTAGATCAGTAACAATAATGATGACAATAACTTCTCTGAGCCTTTTCAGTATTGTTGAATTCATGGATGACATGATGGAACTCAAGAAGAAGTATGGACACAACAGGCCATTGCTGGATTTGAACATATTGAGATGGCCTTCATTTATGAGTCCATTGGCATTGCCGGATGACATCAAGGATTATTGCAGAACAAAATTAAAATATTGGTATTCAACCCACAAGGATCATGAATTGTTGGGCGAGGGAGAACTTGCACAGATCCAAAGACTGATAGATTATTTGGAAACTGTGGACAAACCGCACCGCAGGACTACTGAGGACAAATCAAAATTACAATCAGACTTCAAAAGTTTCTATCAACAATATGATCAAAGACGTGGCAAAGACATCAACAAAGTATTTCCGCCAGTGCTAACTGATTGGTTGAAAACTGTGGAAGTGCTTAAGAAAGAATCTAAAACTATATCCGAAGGTATAACAAATTATGAAGATTAATATTGCCTATGACAGGCTGGGAGAGTACAATCTATCACACACACCTTTGCATGATAGATTTAAAGTAGCTCCTAAGTGGTTAGAGTTTGATTTTGATGGTGTTGTTGAAGACATCATTGATAATTTTGTAAACAGGCAAGAAAATTTTGTGTATAACTTAGGAACTATAGGTGGACCTAAATGGTGGCTTAATGGTAGTGAACGGTTGTTTGATCATTTCAACACTAGACTCATAGAACATGCTCAAAAAGGACAGGCGTACATTCACATAGATCAATCCATGGAGGGGTTTCCACTTAATGAAATTCCAACTTCATTTAATCAAACTAGAAGATTTGATGCATTTGCAAAACTTCACGATAATATCGAACACTATAAAATTCCTAGTAATAAATTAATTTACAGCACTTCTAATTTAATTGAACAATACAATTATTCATCATGGTGTCGTGCCAAAAATGTCCCCAAGTCCAAAAGATTCCAAATAGTAACACTGCCTTTTTTTGCATGTGCTACACAGCAGAGTGGATTTTTTGATTGGATAGACAAACCGGATTACAGAGAAGATCCTCACGATGTACCATTTCAAACACAGATAAATTATAAAACCACCTATCCTGTAAGTTTGCTCAATTGTTTGAACAGAGTGCAAAGAACCCACAGAGCACCGTTTGTGGCAATGTTAAATTACTATGGTCTTATCGAAGGAAATATTGTAAGCCATAATAAATTAGAACCACATCTTAAAGGAAGTTTGAAAATTAAAAATTGGGCAGATCATTCAAGTTTTGATGATCCTAATTTTTCTGATTTGAAATCAAAACTACCATTGACGTATGACATGGAAGACTTTGATGTAAATCATGCACAAAATTTAAACAAAGAAATTTATTTGAAAACATGGGTCAGTGTAATCACAGAAACTTTGTATGAAGATTGGAAACCAACAGTGTTCTTTTCTGAAAAAATATTCAAACCTATCAGGGCACACCATCCATTTGTATTGGTATGTCATCATAATGCACTGTATTGGTTAAAAAGATTGGGTTTTAAAACTTTTGATAAATGGTGGGATGAATCATATGACACTGAGCCGGATCCAGTGAAAAGGATGGAAATGATATGCAAAGTTTTACAGGAATTAAAAAAATACACTTTACAAGAATGGATTAATTTGTACAATGAAATGAAAGAAACTTTAGAACATAATTACAACCATCTACTAAGGACAAAATGGTTCCAAGGAAAATATAATGCAATCATTTGATAGAATATTTTGTTTCGGATGTTCCTTCACAGAATATCAATGGCCTACTTGGGCAACCATACTGCAAAAGGATTTAGATATTCCTGTGTACAATTGGGGATTGTGTGGTGTTGGCAACAGAGCAATCCTATCCAAAATGATACAGTGTGACATCAAACACAAATTCACTGAGCGTGATCTTATCATGGTTGTTTGGACTTCATGGACGAGAGAAGATAGATACATCACTGGTCATTGGCGTAACGGGGGTAACATCCTTAACAATGAGTTTTATGACAGAAATTTCATATCTAAATATTGGGATTGGGAAAATGACATCATCAACAATGCAACATCCATAATATCTGCCAACAAATCATTCAACATTTTCCTAAATGGATCGATTGTTAAAGTTAGTGATCCTAAGGACATCTATATACCAAACAAAGATGACGAAAGGAAAATCGAACTGCAAAACCAACGAAGAATGATTGATTTTTATGTAAATCATCTACCAAAGATGGTTTACTTTGACATGAACAACAACTCGTATTATAATAAGACAACAACTGACGGACATCCTGATATTATGTTGCACAAAGATTTTGTTATGGAAAACATCTATAAACCACTGGGCATTACAATGAAAGAAAGCACAAAAAGAGATGTGCAATTATTTTATGATCATGCAGTGCGAGCCTTTGGTGCATTCAAAGATACCAAGTATGCGTGGGAGAACATGGTCAATGCCGCAAAGGATCTATGGCAGTATGGCGATTGGCAAAGATCCAGAGTAGACGATTGGGATTCAAATGTATGATGTGATTTTCATAAGTTACAACGAGCCTGCCGCGGACAAGGCATGGCACAAACTATTGGATAGATGTCCCATGGCAAGGCGTGTGCATGGAGTCAAAGGCATACACAATGCCCATGTGCTGGGAGCAAAAAGATCATTTACAAAAATGGTATGGTTCGTTGATGCTGATGCAGATGTTATGGAAGATTTTGATTTTGCGTATACAGTGAGCAAATGGGATTTGGAAACTGTGCATGTTTGGCGTTCGCAAAATCCTGTCAACGGGTTGATATACGGATACGGTGGAATAAAATTGTTTCCAAGGCATCTCACAATCAATCAAGACACCAGCAGGCCAGACATGACAACCTCTTTGTCCAAAAGTTTTAAGGCAATGAAGCAGATATCATGCACCACTGCCTTCAATGTTGACCCATTCAACACTTTCAAATCAGCATTCAGAGAGTGTTGCAAGTTGGCATCAAAAGTCATTGATAGACAAAAAGACAAAGAGACTGAACACAGGTTAGACACATGGTGCACAGTGGGTGAGGACAAACCATTTGGCAAGTATGCACTGCAAGGAGCCAAATTAGGCAGGCAGTACGGATATGACAACAAGAACGATGTCAAGGCATTGTACAAAATTAATGATTATGCATGGTTACAGGAGCAGTTCGATGGATCCAATTGAAATATTATCAAGATGTAAATTGTTGCTTGGTGAAAACAAAAAATTTGATGACATGCGACGAGCAGTGATGGATCAAGATCTGAACAGCATATTCCGTTTTGTTGATGAGGAAAAATTCGAGGATTTGAGAAAAGCCGTTGTGGAACAAAACATACACAGCCTGTTTAGACTGTTGGGTGATGACCAAGAGGAATTCCGCAAACTTGTGATTGAAAAAAATCATTATGCACTGATGAGATTGCTCAAAGATTTTTCATCGTCACGCATGATGGATGTGTTTGACATGATAACCAAAGACAACAACATCGATCCTGACTGCGTGAGCAGAAGCCAAATACGTTGTAAAAAATGGTTGATTGAAGAATTATCCAAACACGATTTAGATCTTGGCACGATATTTTTATGTGCAGGATGGTATGGTGTGTTGGCAATTTTATTTTTTGAATCCAAGATTAAATTTACAAAGATAAGAAATTTTGATGTGGATGATTCTTGCAGAGAAATATCAGAAAAATTCAATAATCCATGGGTGGTTGATGATTGGAAATACAAGCACTGCACACAGGACATCCACAAGATAAATTATGACACTCATGTTTATAATGTTATCAGAGGAAATGGAACACCATGTGAATTGACTGACTCTCCGGATACAATAATAAACACGAGTTGTGAACACATTGAAAATTTTGGAGAATGGTACAACAGCATACCCAAAGGCAAATTTTTGATTTTACAAAACAACAACTACGTTGAATTGGATGAACACATCAACTGTGTGGCCAATGTTGATGAATTTGTTGCAATGACTCCTATGACCAAAAGATTGTATCAAGGAGAATTAGAAACACCCAAATACACAAGGTATATGACTTTTGGATACAAGTAATCTTACACTGCGAGAACTACAACAGGAAAGTGCGAGAGCCCTAACTGTGTTGGAAGCCACAAACCATAACTTGGCACAGTTCAATCACACGGCAAATCACAACAGCCAAAATTGGTACAAAGCAGTCCTACAATGGTACATTGAAAAATATGGCGGATTGCCCAGTCAACAAGGCCCTGGAAAAGATGTCAAACTTTTGGGTCAATAAATACCTTTATGCAATGGGAAGATATACTCAAAAACAAACATCAATCATTTGTTTTTAAAAAACAACAGCCTGACAAAAGTATTATTGATAAGATTGTCGAAGAAATTCATACCAAATGTCCTTCTAAACAAAACAGGGTTTTGTATGATTTAAGAATACTTGATTGGTCCAATGAAGAACTGCGTTTGGATTTTTACAAGTCGACTGAACGTGATGCTAGAAGGCCAGGTTTATACAATCCGCAATGTTTGGCACCATACCTTTTTGTTTGGTCGCAAAGAGACATAGAGTCAAGCACCAATAGATTAGGAGAAGATTCTAATCCTGAATACTTAAACGAGGAATGGTTGCGTGGTGTAACAAACATGGAGATTGGCATTTGCAGTATGTTCACAGTTTTATCCGCACAGGATAAAGGACTTTCTTCAGGATTTTGTAAATGTATCAAACCTCAATTTATTGAAGAAAAATATGGTTTCACACCATTGCTATTTTTGGGAGTTGGCTATGGTTTTGATTTACCACCAATGATGTATTGGTGTCCTGTGAACAAAAGAAATGTAAGTGTTCCATACGGAAGTGAAATCAAACCAGAGGTTGATTCCTATGTATCTTATAGTGTATAATAGTTGTAATGTATGAGTTACATGACATAAGAGAGGTGCATCTCGAGATCACGCAAAAGTGCCAAGCGGCATGTCCAATGTGTGATAGAAATCAAAATGGTGGAGCACTCAATCCTCACATTGGTTTGGATGAACTCACACTCGATGACTGCATGAGAATATTTCCCAAGTCTTTCATACAACAGTTAGATTCAATGTACATGTGTGGTAATCTTGGAGACGCCATTGTTGCAGAAGATACGTTAGAAGTATTCGAATACTTTAGAAAAAACAATGCAACAATGCATCTAAGTTTGAACACCAATGCTGGTGCTAGAGATCCTGAATGGTGGGGAAAACTTGCAAGGACTTTAGGACGCAATGGCCATGTGATATTTTCAGTTGATGGCCTTGAAGACACCAATCATATGTATAGACAAAATGTACAGTGGCATAAAGTTGAACAGGCCATGGATGCTTTTATCAATGCTGGTGGTAGGGCACGTTGGGACTATTTAATTTTTGATCACAATCAACACCAGGTGGATGAAGCACGCCTGTTAGCAGAACAAAAAGGGTTTGAAAAGTTTGTTGCCAAAAAGACAGGAAGATTTATAACCACAGCAAGTGAACCCAAGAAGACACATCAAGCAGTCAATCGTAAAGGTCAAGACACAACCGAACTTAAAAAGCCTGATCAAAAATATCAAAACAAAGCCATACAAAAACAGCAATCCATAATAGACAAATATGGATCCATGGATTCTTATTATGATGCTGTACCTATCAAATGCAAGGTGGCAAAGTCTAAATCCATATATGTGTCTGCGGAAGGTCTAGTGCTTCCGTGCTGTTGGACAGCAGGTAGAATGTACAAGTGGTGGCACAAAGACCCTAAGGTCGAGCAGATTTGGCAGTACATCGACAAGGCAGGTGGCAAGGATAAACTAAATGCCAAATTTGGAATCGAAAAAGTATTCGCAAGTGGTATATTCGATGAGATCAAAAACAGTTGGAATCAATCTTCATGCGAGGATGGCAAGTTAAAAGTGTGTGCCATGAAGTGTGGGGTCGAATGGGATCCATTCGCGGAGCAATTCAAATAAGTTATAACATGCAATCATTTTCTCATCCTTATCCACATCTTATCGCAGAAAATTGGATGTCGTCAGACGATTTCGAAAGGTGTAAACAATCAATTAGTTTTGATGAAATGAAAAATTACTGTGATGATCCTGATGTGCATGAACATGGCAACGCCACACATGGAAATTATTCAATGCCTTGTGATTTGTCTAAAAGTGCGAGTTGGTTAGTAGACTACTTTGCAAACCAAAAAAATTTCCAGACAATAACCAAACAACTTTATGGCAAAGAATTAGAACCAGATCATTCATACATCAATCTACATTGGGACAGTGCTGACACAAGTCTGGGCATACACAATGATCAAAAAAAATATAGATGGTTGGTCACCGGACAATTATATGTGCAAGGAAATGAAAAAGATGGAGTGATCTTGCAAGATGATAATCTAAACGAAATCACACAAGTCCCCTTCAAGGCAAATTTGTTTTACGCAATTAAAACTTCTATGTTTTCATGGCACCATGTCAAAAATATCAAAGAAGATAAAATCAGCATACTTGTTAGGTTCGGCAAAAAACAAATCAACACAGTGACAAACTATGACAAAATGAGAGACTATGCAATCATAATACACAACGCAGATCACTATGATGGACACTACTCTAAATTAGGAATGCGTATGGCCAACATGACTGAAGCATGGTTGTATGATCAAGGATACTATAATATACACATGTCAGAATGGAAGAATCCAAAGAGTTTTGACAGACTGCAAGAATACTGTGACAGTTATTACAGGAAAACAATTATTGTGCCGAGTGGCTATCTAGGTGATAGAGATCTTTTATCTCAGCATGTAAGGAGTGCAGATGTTGAAAAAATCACAGAAGAAAATATCAAAGAAAAGGCAGACATTGTGTTCAATCGTGACAAATACGAAAACAGCAGATTCAAGGAAGGCGAAATGATTTTAAGATCTTTTGACCCTATATCGTGTTTTTCAAAGACAAGGGAAAAATTACTGTAATGGATTGGAAAAAACTTAAAATTATGGAAGTTTCTTTTAC